ATGGTGTTCCTACTTTTGAAATGATATCAGGTGGTACATTTTAGAAACCATTCAAAAATATTATCATGAACAGCTACAAAATTAGGACTTCTATATTCTTCATCCTTTATTGAATATTCTTTAAATTCTATCCATCCTTTACATAATCTTCCTAAATGATATCCTAGTGGTTTAAGAAGATTATATGCATCCTCTATAAGAAAATCACTGAAAATTGATATCTCAGTATGCTCAAATTGTATTATCCCAATTTTAGCCTGTTTTAGTGTGTTTTCGAATCCTTCTAATACTTGTTCCTCTGCTCCTTCTACATCTATTTTCAAAAAATCAATAAAATCTATATTACGACTTTCAACATAATCATCACCTCGGAAAACAAATCCATTTATCCAGTGAGAGTTTTCCATTTTCACAGGGAGATAACTGCAAATAGTATCACAATCAGGTCTATATTGCATTTCAAGTATTCCATTACAATTAAATAATCCAAAACTATTAGTAATAATATTTGAATATTCAGATAAATTATTAATAAGTTTTTTATAAGTTTCAGGAATTATTTCGAAAGTATGTATTTCAGATACTGGATTAAATTCTCTAGCCATTTTAGACCATTCACCAATATTACTGCCAACATCAAAAATCATATGGAGATTATCTTGTAATTTATGAAGTAACCAATCTTCTCCATGTTGATTGAATTCATATCTAGCATATTGTGTATCATAAGGAACAGGATGTGGAACCATAATTATACCTCAAAAGTTGTAGAGCCGATGTGAGGGCATATAATACTAGTATCTACCCAAATAGTATATCCTTTTTCTTTAGCGTTATTACAGAAATATATATCCTCAGAAATAGTATCTTTATGATCAATAGCTGATTTATAAACGAAATGAGGATATTCCATTGATCTGAGAACTTCTGAATTAATTAAAAAACAACCAAAACCACAAGCATCTATTTCTAATACTGTATTTTTTTCAACACAAGGAATTCTTTCAACCCCTCCATGAGAATTCTTTTTATATATTTCAAGATTATGTGTATTAGGTATTCTTTGTATATACATTCCAGTTACCATATCATAATTATTTGATAACATTTTCACTAAACAATCATTAGGCAGAACTATATCACTATCAACTGAAAAAAAATAATCATATTTTTTCCCCCACTCCACAGTCAAATTTCTGACCTGATCAATCCTATATCCATAGAAATATTGAAAATTTACCTCATATCCTTCTGGAATTATTAAATCATATATAGATTTGAATGTTTCAGCCTCAATATATTTTGCCGTAGGAATTGCTATTAATATTCTTTTGTTACGTTCATTTATTGCCAGTTCTATTTCCGGTTTATTTTCATGTTTTCTTTTCATAATTTCCTTCGCATTTTTAGTTTGTTCTTCACCATGTATTTTATAATCATTTAATGGATTTTTGTCATTATATATGTAAATTATATCTTGAACAACTTTTATTTTTTTAGATTTTTCTATAATATTATAAAAAAGAGCAACATCTCCACCTGCTCTTAAATATTTTCCCTCAGAGTCTTTAAATGACGATAATGGAATATCATTAATTAAATATTTTCTAAACACTCTGAAGTGATGATACGGAATATTCCAATTAAATTTATAATCTCTAAAACTTCTATTTCTAATAACATCTTCAGGATATGGTTGTGCAATTAGTGGTATATTATCGACTAATGACCAACAAGAACCGTAACTAAAATCATATCCTTCAAGAAAAATATTATTATAAAAATCGAATATATCATTTCTAGAATACAACCAATCATCTCCATCAAGTAGCATTATAATAGCAGAATCTTTACAGTAATCTATAATAGTTTTTATTTGATTATAAACAGCACCTTTATTTTCTTCATTATGTATTACTGAAAAATTACCTCTAATATTTTCAGGTAATTTTTTAATAAATACTTGAGCTTTAACGTAGGACATATCATCAGAATTATCATCAATCAAATAATGATGATAATTTTTATAATTTTGACTAGCAACAGATTCGATACATTTTTCTATATATTCACTAGCATTCCAAAAAGGACTTATAATAACTATTCTTTGTTCTTCAGATTTAGCTTCCACCCATTCTTCGGTATTACTAAATCTTCTTCCAAATATTTTATGAATTTTTCTATTAATATTATCAGCATTTTTAAAATCTTCTACTGATAAAAATTCCTCTAACTTACTGAAAATATGCTGTTTCCACTGAATAGCAACAGAATCCCAGCCAGTAAATTCTTTAACTATATTACAAGCATACATTTTTTGTTGATGAAGATATTTGTCATTATAAGCTTTCAATGTTAAATTCACAAAAGCATCTACTTGACTATCTAAATTTATATTAGGAAAAAGATTATTAGGTTCTATAGGATAATCAATTTTATAACAACAACTATCTATAGCAGTTTCTTCTAATGCTCCGAAATTTGTTGTTATAAGTGGTGTATTGTAAGTTAAAGATTCTAGTGTAGATATTCCATAAGTTTCAGGAAAAGCTGCTGGGTATAACATAAAAGATGCTTTGGTTAATATTTCTGCAATTTCTTCTTGTTTAATAATCCCTGTAAATTCTATATCTAAATCCTTATTATTTGGATTGTTATATAATTCCCAATATTTCAATTCTTGTTCATCTGGTTTATTATCTTTAAATCTATAAAACCCTCCAATAATTTTCAATTTAGCTTCTGGAATTAGATTTTTTATTTTTGGCCAAATATGATTAACAAGTGGAACCATACCTTTAGATACTGAAGCATTATAAACGAATAAATTAGGATCTTTATTCTCTATTCGTATATCTGGATTATAATTTACCACACCATTTCTAGTTTGATATATTTTATTTTTTAATACTTCAAACATCCTTTTTCCACCATGATCACAATTACTAACATAAATACTATGGAAATCAGATAATGTAAAAATTTCATCAATTGAACCATTTACTAACATAGATTCTAATAAATTATCACCATTACAAAAAGTATCATGCATCCACAATATTTTCCATTTGGTATTTGATAACATATTAGAAAATTTTGGTTCAATAAATGGTTGGACTGTTCTTGATGATATTACAACATCAAAATTATATTCTTGGAAATTAGCAGTAGAAATATCAACATACTTTACATTGTCATAAATACCAGGAGAACAATGATTATCAATACAATTATTAAATACTGTAATATCAAACCCTATATTAGACAACTCTTGTGATATGAGAATAACAGCAGATTCAGAACCACCTAATCCTCTTTTTAGTAGAGTTGTTCCATCATATGTTAATCCTATTATATCTATAATTGCTATTGAAATCATTCATCCTCCATTCTTATAAATAAACTATACAATATATATTATCATAGAAAACCCAATATGTCAACTAAACGGAAAATAAATGGCTAATACAGTAATACAACTTAAACATTCCATAACACCAGGAAACGTTCCATTAAGTTTAGCTAATGGTGAATTAGCTATTAATACTTCTGATGGGGTATTTTTCTATTCTGATCCTTCTGGAAATATCCAAAGCGTTCCGGCTGGAGGTTATACCGGATCTCAGGGAATTAATGGAATAAATGGCTATACTGGATCTCAGGGAATTGATGGAATAAATGGTTATAATGGTTCACAAGGAATTGATGGAATAAATGGCTATACTGGATCTCAGGGATTTGTAGGATATACTGGAAGTGGAAGTTCTCAAAATTTATCCGGATATGTTACTACAATTACTACTATCAATAATTATCCTTTAAGTGATAATGTTTCCTTAACTAAGTCTGATATAGGATTATCTAATGTAGATAATACTTCTGATAGTACTAAACCTGTTTCTGGGCCTCAACAAACTGCTCTTGATGGAAAATTATCATTAACAAGTCAAGATTATAAGGATTTTCATCTTTCTCTCTCTACTGGTATTCTATCTACTGGTGGTGATATTGTTACTAATGTTCTCGATAATACAAAGATAGATATCCCTGCTGGACTATCATTATATGTTGATAATTCTGATCCAAATAATCCGGTTTCTGAAGTATTATCATGGCCAGCACAAACCGTAACTCCAGATTCTATAAATGTTAGCAGAAAATGGATTGGTATTCAACGAACTGCACCACATACAGGAAGCATTATTTAT